AATCAGCGTGCCCTCGCGGGTATGCTGCCAGTGATTAGGGCTGAGTTATCACTCCTCAATTCTCTCGTAGAATTGAAAGACGTGAAAACTATCGCCAAGTCAGCTAGGTTGGTTCGCAGTGCCATCGCTGGTACTGCAGCGGCCGCCTTCAGAAAGCGGTCGTTACCAATATCTGAGTTGATCCGAACAGTTGCGGACTTGAAGCTTCAGTATGCCTTCAATATCCGCCCGCTGTTATCCGATATAGCTGGGATAAGAACCAGCTTAGCCTTACTCGAGAAACGGGTTAACCGTCTCGTGTCTAGGGCGGGTGCTCTCCAAAGTCGGCATTATGCCTTCAAGTGGAAAGAGTTCACCGATTCCGTCGACGAAGTTGCTAACCCTTCTGGGTATGACCCCTGGTATTGGTGGAGCAGTAATGCCTCACCGCCAGTTTGGCCTACTCAGAGGTATCAACAGTATCGTGACGTCCGGTATGACTCGAGCACGTTTCATGGGCAGATTCAGTATAATTATAACTATACTGACTACCAGCTTGCGCATGCGCAAGAACTCGCACTCCTCGATTCATTTGGGGCAAACTATAACCCTCAAGTAATCTGGAATGCGATTCCATGGAGCTTTGTAATTGACTGGGTCAGTCGCGTAGGCGACTTTCTCGATCAATTCAAAGTCTCGCACATGAACCCTCGGATAAACATACAGAGGTATCTGTGGTCTGTGAGGCGTTCCCGAACTATTAGCGTCAGACGAGGAGTGATTAACTCTCCTCCTTTTCTGGACGCAGTTCAGGTTCCTCGGGGCCATATGTACCACTATCCGGTAGTAAAACAAACCGCTTATAAACGGGTTGTACAGCAACCGGAGAGTAGCTGGATAAACTCCAGCGGCTTATCTCAGGATGAGATAACGCTTGCTTCTGCACTCGTGTTATCACGACGCCGCAGAGGCACCACACCTCGCCCCCGGTTCAGGGGGAAACGTGGCTAGCGCTGTCTAGCCGGAAACAGTAAACAAAACAACAAGCATGTTAAACAACACGCTAAACACCAACGAAGTAAAGAACAGTTCGGCTGCTGAAGTTGAATTCAGCAGGCTCGAAATCCAAGACCGTCGTACGGTGTTCTCCCAAATTGCGGAGAACCCGTCCTTGCC